ATGGCAAAAGTGATTCATGTGCATTTGCTGCATAAAATAGATGGAACGAAGCAGAAAGACTGGTATTTCAGTAGTATATCGGCTGTTTATACGGTTCTGACGGCAGATCAGGTGGGTGCAACCAAGAATTACCTGCTTCATGCCGGACTGTCTGGTAACGGCACAATATGCACGAAAAAGGCTATAATTAAGCAATCTACGCTCATTTCGGGCGGTAGTAAGGGCAATGGTTAGAACGACATAATAACGCCGTTAGAAAGGCTTGTAGGCGTTATTTCTTTGAATGCTGATTGGGGAGCTTATGGCTCCCCTTTTTTATGCCCTTACGGATGGTAATTTTGGGTTTAGGGTTACTATTACGGTTACTGTTTAGGGTTACTACTTTAATGAGTTTAGGGTTACTTTTAGGGTTACTTTTTCGGATTTTGGAGGGTTCGTCCGAAATAGGAAAGAATGTATCAAATGTAAATAAGTGCCGTTTTTCGCTGTTTTCAGATAGGAAAAACGACACTTATTTTATTGATACACATTATATATATAGCGTGAAGCCTTTGATATACAGCTGTTTTACTTCCTTATGCCCTGTAAATGCCTCTAAAAGTGTGTGCGTGCGTCTTATTGTGCCTGTTGGGTGATATGACGCATGTGCTTCCTCATTAGAAGAATTTGCTGATGCTTCCAATGACCTCAAAGACATTCACGATGCGCGATTTGTCGAATTCCTGCTCATCATAGTCCTCTGTATTGATAGGAATGAAGCGCAGTTTGCCTGGATCCGGAGACCTGCGCAGGATTTTAATGGTACGGATGGTGTCCAGTACCACTGCGTAGATTTCGCCATACTGGATGTCGTTGAGTGTGCATTGACGAAGGGCAATGATGTCGCCATGGTTTATTTTGGGCTCCATGGAGTGGCCGGTGACATTGCACCAGAGGCTGGCTTTTTCGAATCCCCTTATTACGATGTTGGTGGCGGGTATGTTTACCTGAGAGTTGAACACCTCATCGAATCCCCCAATAAAGTCAACATCGTAGTATGGTGTGCCGACAGATGGGTTCATAGATGTTGTAGGCAGAGTCGAAGGATTGGCTTCGTCTGCTGTTTGAATGCCTTTCAAATCATCTTTCAACATGCTACCTGCACCAGTAAGCAACCATCCTGTTGAATATCGGGGATAATTTTCAACTATTATACTAAGCCATTTGGCTTGAATGTCGGTCCCGTTATTGATTGCTCTTGAAAGCACGCCTTTACTTGCGCCAATAGTTCTTTCCATGGCGCCAATAGTTATCCCCTCATTGGAGGCTATTTCTTGTATTCTTGATAAAATATTGCCCATAATTGAAAATTATCCCCGTTTTTATTTCGAGGGTTGAAAATTATCACTATATTTGCAGCGTGTTTAAGATGTAAACAGCGCGCCAAATATACAAAAAAGGCGTGTGATTAGCGAATTTTAAGGATTAAAGTTAATGAAAGAAGAATTGATTTTGAAGGTGAAGCCGGAAACGCTGGATAGCCTTATAAATGCTTTGGTTGATATAACCAGTGAAATGAAAGCAGCTGCACCCGACCCGCAGGTGCGATTCGGGGATGAAGTTTATATGACTTGTCTGTGTCTGGAGAATACGGTATTGGGTGCTATTCGACAGGTAGAGCTGAAGAAAAAAGAGGGCAAAGAGATTGCCGGATAACTGGCAGCCCGGAAAGACGGGCAGGGGCGGCAGGCACGGCCGGAAAGTTGGTAAATAGAAAATGAGAAAGCGAAATAAGAAAGCGTAGAAAGCCGCCGGGGTTCGATTCCCCGCGCCCCACGATATAAACCTCTAAAATTTAGATTTATGGCAAAGAATTTCAACCAAGGGAGAGCTGAACGCCAGTTCAAGCAGAAGCTTCGCACGATGATAAGCAGTGCGGCCCATACACAGAACATTGCCGACCAGGCTATGGATTTGGCCGGACAGTTCATGACAGAGGATGCGATCAGTAACTCGGATGCCTACCGGGTGATAGAGAATGTGAGCTGTGCGTGCGAAGAAGCCATGCAGGTGCTGATTGAGGAACTGAAAAAGGGAACACGCCTTTACGAGATACTTCCGGATGATTCGGATGACATCAAGCGGAAAGCGATTGAGGAATTATAAATGAGCAATATATCAAGAGATAAACGATATGAGAAAGCAGATTTTGACAGATAACGAAACAAAGACCTTCCTGATGAAGACATTCGGATGCAGCCGTCAGGCTGTGTGGCAGGCACTGAATTTTGTCCGTGACAGCGACCAGGCGCGACGGATACGCACTCTTGCCCTGAAGCGAGGCGGTAAACTGACCGACGGGAACTTCATCCCGAACTGCGAAACCACCTTTGAAGAGTGCGAGAAAACCATGACCTGCACCTTCGGTCCCCGTGTAAAACTGGTAGTCCACCGGAAGACCAACGATGTGGACGTGTACGTGGACGGAAAACGGACCGAAACCTACCAATGTGAGTTTGTATCAGACTTCATGCAGCTGCAGCACGAGACCCAACAGATGGCAGCCGCCTTATAAACAGAAATGAAATGGAGTATTATGGAAAGATATTGTGCATATCCTACAATGACCTGACCTACGACGACCGACCGGTGATGGTGAACGGGAAGGCTGACTACAGCAGAAGCCGCACGCTGAAAGGCGTTCATCCTTCCACTCTTTCCGAAGAAGAACTTGCTCCCATCCTGTCGGTACCCAATTACAAGAAATTAGCGGCCAAGAAAGAAATCAACGTAGTGCGACCCGGCAAGGGGCTTGGAAGCTATGCACTGGTAGAGATAGCGACCATGCCACTGCGGTTTCAGGAAAGGATAAAACTAAAATACGGAGATATGAAAGAGGACATAATCAGAAACTGGATCGGCAGCCATTACCACATCGATGCGAAAGCCCGGGAATTCTACACCCGATTCCGCTTTGACAACGGTGATGTCCTTCCGCCGGAACACATCCAGGAATATACGGTAAACGCTTCGGTGATTGAAGCTGTGATGCGTGCCATGGAGGATGCCACCTTTATGCGTAAGGCCATGAAGGCCGGTCCGGTGAACTGGGGTGAGCTGGCTGGAGCCATCAGTTACTATCAAGCAGAGTTCGGTCACACCTTGCCTGTGAGTTCCAACCGTTTCAAGAAGCGTGTGAATGACTTCAAGGCCAACGGCTACGAAAGCCTTATCAGCCGCAAGTTCATGAACCAGAACCGTCGGAAGGTGACCTACGACATTGAACGCCTGCTGCTGAGCATCGATGCCCAACCGGAGCAGCCCTTCAACACTACGGTGTGGGAGCAGTACAATATGTTCGTACAAGGTGATTTGGAACTATATGACCCCGAGACCGGCGAGGTGTTGAACCCGGCAGACTTTACCGACAAGGATGGAAATCCGCTGGTATTGAGTCCGGCCACGGTAGCCAACTACCTGAACAATCCTAAGAACAAGGCCCTTCGCGGCAAGCTGCACATGAGCCAGTGGGACTTCAACAATGCTTACCGCCCTTATCATCTGCGCAGCATCGGTGAATATGCCTTGAGTAAGGTTTCGCTTGACGACCGCGACTTGCCGCGCCCAATGAAGGATGGCAACCGTGTGAAAGCCTATTATGCCTACGATGTGGTGAGCGGCGCTGTGGTAGGATATGCCTACAACCGGTACAAGACTACCGAGTTGTTTTTGGACTGCATGCGAAACATGTTCCAGACCCTGGACCGGAACGGCATGTATATCCCCGCCGAGCTGGAAGTGGAACACCACCTGGTAAGTGACTTTGCCGACGGCTTGATGCAAGCTGGTACCGTCTTCCCCTTGATACGCTGGTGTAACCCCGGGAACTCGCGTGAAAAACGTGCCGAGCATAAGAACCGCGAAAAGAAGTATGGTGTGGAGAAACGCACTCAGGTAGGTATCGGACGATGGTATGCCAAGCTGGAAGCCAACCGTCCGAAGGAAGAGAAAGTGTATGACGAAAAGAACAATACCTACAAGGTGAAGACCTACAGCTATGAAGAACTGGTGGCCGATGACATACGCGCCATCGAGACCTTCAACGCGCAGCCTCACCCCAACCAGAAACGCTATCCGGGCATGAGCCGTTGGGACGTGCTTTGCGCCCACCAGAACCCGAACCTTGCGCCTTGGGACAAGGCCGTTCTTTACCGGTTCATCGGGCAGCATACCGAAACAACCATCCGGCAGAACACCTACTGCACGGTGATGTACAACCAATACGGACTGCCCAGCCCGGAAATCATCGAAAAGCTGGAGCCGAGAAACTACAAGGTAGATGCCTATTATCTGCCCGATGCCGACGGAACCATCAGCGAGGTATATATCTACCAGAACGGACGATATATCGCCACCTGCAAGCCCGTAGCCCGTTACAATGAGAATACAGCCGAGCAGACCGAAGTAGATAAGGCAGCCTATACCGAACAGTCCAAGTATGTAGCCCAATTCGACAAGATGATGAAGGACGGCAAGATCAAGCGTGTGGGCATCCTTGCCAAAGAGGAAGCAAAGCTGATAACAGAGGTACAGGCGGAAGCCGTTCCCCTTCCTACCCAAGCCGAGGAAGAAGATTACTCAGCCTATATGGACATCAGTGCCTTCGAGCATGATGCAGTAGCCAAGATATAATTAACGACGTTAGAACGAATTTAAAACAGCATTCAAATGGAAATAACAAATGAAGTAAAGCAACGTATTGTGGCAGCGATAGCCGCCGACCGTGAAAATTATCCCAGTGACAACCGCCATGCTACGGCACTGGGCATAGCCCCCAGCGTGTACAATACCATTAAGCGGGGCAATTATGAAAAGCAGGTCAGTGATGCCAACTGGGTAGGCATAGCCCGAAGACTGGGCGTGCAACTGCGTACAGAAATGCCTTGGCTGGCAGCACAGACCCCGACCTATGTGTTTGTGAGCAAGCAGCTGGAAGTGTGCCAGGGCAGCGGACTGAGCGCCATCCTGTGCGATATGCCCAATATCGGCAAGACCTTTACCGCGAAGGCATACGTAAAACAGCACAAGCACGCCGTATATGTGGACTGCAGCCAGGTAAAGACCAAGTTGAAGCTGATACGCTACATTGCCAAGGAATTCGGCGTGACCAGCAACGGACGCTACAGCGACGTGTATGAAGACTTGGTAGCCTACCTCCGCACGATTGATACGCCTCTGGTTATTCTGGACGAAGCCGGCGACCTGCAGTATGAAGCCTTCCTTGAACTGAAGGCCCTGTGGAACGCCACCGAGCGCTGCTGCGCGTGGTATATGATGGGTGCCGACGGGCTGAAGGAAAAGATTAACCGCGCCATCGAAGGCAAGAAGGTTGGCTATACCGAAATGTTGAGCCGCTACGGTGACTCCTACAGCAAGGTGACCCCGGATGATGCGCAGGAACGCGAAAAGTTTCTGAAGGCACAGGCTGCCATTGTAGCCAAAATCAATGCCCCGGACGGTGCCGACATTGCCAAGATCGTTCACAGCACCGGAGGCGGCTTGCGGCGCGTATATACCGAAATCGAAAAATTAAGGAGGATGCAAGCATGAAACTGAAAAGAGCCTACAGCCCCGGTGAGGTGCTGAATATGAAAATACCCCGGTATGAATTTACCGGGGATTGGCAAGCCTCGATAGGTAACCCTGCCAAAAGCGGCGTGTGGATTATCTGGGGTGCCAGCGGGAACGGAAAGAGCAGCTTTGTGATGCAGCTGGCCAAGTACCTGTGCGGCTTTGGACGCGTGATCTATGACAGCCTTGAGGAAAGCACCGGCCTTTCGTTCCAGATGAGTCTGAAACGACATAAGATGGACGAAGTGCGCAAGCGTTTGGTTATTCTTGACCGCGAGTCGATGGACCAGCTGGAGGAACGACTGCAGCGCCGTGGCAGTCCCAGCATCGTAATTATCGACAGTTTCCAGTATAGCGGTTTGAACTACAAGACCTACAAGGAGTTTAAGGAGCGCCACCCCAAGAAACTGTTTATCTTCATCAGCCATGCAGAAGGATCTCATCCGGCAGGCAGAAGCGCCCGCAAGGTGGAATATGATGCCGATGTGAAAATCATGGTGAGCTGCTTCAAGGCCTGGTGTAAGAGCCGTTTTATGGAAAAGCCCGGTGAACCCTATGTGATTTGGGAAGAAGGTGCTGCCAAAACCTTGAAAGATGATAAAATGGAGGAATACTTGAATGATGGAATGGGAGAATAAGTTGTACCAGATATTGCTGCCCGGTCGTGAAGCCTTGGGCGTGATGGAAGACTGGCTGGAATGTAACATAGAAACAGACATTCGTCTGCGCAGAGCCAAGACGAAAGGGCATTTAGTGATAGAAACGACGGATACCATGTTTGCCAACCGTATTCGAATGTGGCATCCCGGATGTAAAATACATATTAAAGATTTAAAATGATGGAAGAGCAAAAGAAAACCTGCTGCATCTGCGGCAAAGAGTTGGAGGGTTACGGATACAACCCGTTTCCCGTGAAAGAGGAAGGCATCTGCTGCCGTTCGTGTAATTACAGCGTAGTCATTCCGGAGCGATGGAAACGCCACAAGGCTTATCAACGCGGTGAGGAAATCGAAAACAAGCGAGTGTATATCAGTGGAGCCATTGCCCACTATGATATGGCAGAGCGCAAGGAAGCCTTCGGACGTGCCGAAGAATTGTTGAGAACTGAGGGCTATGATCCGGTAAACCCATTCAATAACGGCCTGCCAGAAGAAGCCCACTGGAAAGCCCACATGCGGGCCGATATTGCCCTGCTGCTGGCTTGTGACTATATCTACATGCTGAAGGACTGGGAACTGAGCAAGGGAGCCAAGCTGGAACTTGACGTGGCCAGTTCGTGTGGCATTAAAGTATTGTTTGAGTAAAAATGGTCGATATGGGAAAAATAAAAATGGAAACCGGTGTTGTGGTGATGACGTTGACTGCTACGGTATATAGAGGAAATATTCGTGAAATCCAATCTTCACGCATAGGATTTTGCGGGGAGTACAATAAGGAAATACTTTCTAAAATGGGTGCTGAATTCAAAAAGATATTTGCTGGGCAAATTGAGGCTGAATACAAAGCTAAATCATTGAAGACGGATAAGATAATTTATCGTGTCAGTACCAAATCAACTGAATGTGAAATGATTCTTAATGGCAAATGATATGGCACAGGAGGTAACCAATTTCGCCCGGTTCTATGCATTGTTCAACAAGCTGCCCTGTACAGGAGACCGGGAAGGGCTAAAGAAGCAAATCGTTCTGCAGTACACGTGGGACCGTACGGAAAACCTCCGTGAAATGACATCCAAGGAATATGAAGCCTGCTGCTGTGCCTTGGAGAAACTAACCGGGCAGGATGAATGGCGGCAGAAACTTCGCGAGGAACTGCGGCGGAAACGCAGCGTATGTCTGAAACTGATGCAACAGTTGGGTATAGACACCACTGACTGGAACCGGGTGAACGAATTCTGCAACAACCCTCGGATAGTTGGTAAACCCTTTGTTCAGATTAGTACAGCGGAGCTGCAACAATTGGCCATCAAACTGAGGGCTATCCAACGAAAAGGAGGTTTAACCGATAAATAGAACAATATGGATAAAAAAGCACATGAAGCGCTTGAGCGCATAAGAAAAGACGTGACTCTTACGACATCCGATCTGGAGAACCAGGATGCAGCAGAGTTTTTCAACGAATTGGCCGACTGGGCGTATGCCAACGGTGAAGCCATGCTGATAGACGATGAACCAGAAAAGCAGGATGGTGAGGAAGAATAAAAAACAAGTGATAAACATTCAAAATGATTTAAACATGGAAAAGAACAACCAAAGTGTGGACATCAAGTCCCTGAGTAAAGAACAGCGAGCAGCCCTCATGGCCCAGCTGCAGCAAGAAGAGAAAGAGGACCGCATCGCCCGTCGTGAAACTTACGAGGCATTACGCGGTGAGTTTATGCACGAAGTAAAGACCAACGTCCTTGAAATGGTGAATGCCGTGACCGGGTTCCGCGGATGGCTGGAAAAAGAAGCCGATGCCTTTACCAAGGTGATGAAGGAATACGGCCAGGTGAAAAGCGACGAACAGCGCAGCTACACCATTACGGACGGTGACTTCCGTCTGGAGGTGAAAAGCAACAAGGTGAAAGGCTTCGATGAACGAGCTGATATGGCAGCCGACCGTCTGATTGACTACCTGAAGCGCTACATGCAGAACAGTGAGAAAGGTTCGGATGATCCGATGTATCAGATGGCCATGACCCTGCTGGAGCGCAACAAGATGGGCGATCTGGACTACAAGAGTATTTCGAAGCTCTACGAACTGGAAGACAAGTTCGATGAAGAATATGCAGACATCATGCGCCTGTTCAAGGAAGCCAACGTGGTGCAGCGCAATGCCACCAACTACTACTTCAGCCGCCGTAACCCTGAAAACGGTGTATGGACCCGCATTGAACCCAGTTTCTGCCGTTTGTAACCAGAAACCGTTAACCCTGTAAACAGAAAGCGCCGCAGTTGTCAAGATTGCGGCGCTTTTGTTCTTAAATTCGATGAAAATCAGCTATTTTTGTAAGAGAAATAAAGCGTATGGGCAAAGGACGGGATAAAGAATTGATCAAGCTGCGTGACGAGGCACTGTGCCGCCGTTACTACTATTGGACAGAAATACAGCGGTTGCGGTTCGACGATGCTTTAAAAGTGTTGTCGGAGCGCGAATTCTTTATATCCGAGGAACGTATCATGACCATCATCCGCCGGAAATCACGTGAGGGAACAGACTACAATCTGAAGCCTGTTCCCAAGGTGAAAGCCCCCCGCCTGACCGCTGCCCAGCTTGAGCTATTCCCCGTAAGATGACGGCATGGCCGATTCATCGTGCAGGGTGAATGAGAATGTCATTTCATAGACCTTGATGTAATGTGGCATGGCATACGAGCGGCTTTTCTCGCGTACCAGCGGCGAAGCGTTGTCCGTGCACTGCAGGCATTGCAGCGACTTGTATAATTTCTCGGCCAGCTGTTGCCTTTCCCTTACTTTGTCATACGTGCCGGATGCGTAGCTTGTATCGTCGTAACAATCGATAGCCAGCCGTACGGTCAGCATGGATTCGCTTTTCTGTACCCCATATCCAAGGTCGTTCCAGTCAGAACTTGTATTTCCAATCAATACACAAGGGAAGGTGACCGGGTACTGGTCTTCTTCTGCCCCCATTTCCAATTGGCCGTAGTCCTCATCAATGAGCGAGAGTTCCGGCATTTCCTGTGCAATCTGTTCCATGATTGCGATAAAAACTTCTTCCATATCCTTAGCTGTTTAAAATGTTGGTAATTTCCTGATCCACCTTCTCCCGTATGCGGCTGTTCAATTCTTCGCTTTCTCCCATGAACTGGCGCTGCGGGATGCGGATGTGCAGTTTCTTTTTCTTGGTAAGTGCCATGTTTCTCCAGAACTGTGCCTGTGGATTCAGTTCCTTCAGTTTGGAACGTCGTTTAACGCGTTTCTTTTGCCCTGTGCCGGCTTTCTTTCTTTTCCCCGAAGCCTTGTAGAACTTGACCCATGCAAAGCGCCTCATGCGGTCTGTGACGGTGACATCGATTTCGCCGCCCCAGTTGTGGACGGGTGCATAGACCACCTCGTTAAACACCCTTACCCGGTAGTCGGCAGGTGTATATCCGACCGATTTGAAAAGATGCTTCCTGTCGGAGAGCAGCGTACCATAATTGCTGGCGGCATCGGTACCCCCCGAAGACAGCCGTTTGGATTTTGGCCAAGGGTGAAGACCGCCATTAACAAAACCACCCTGGCGGAAGTTATCCTGGAAATGGTCTTTGGCCATACGTCCTACCATGACCGGCATTTTGCGCCGCATCATGCTGTCCAGTCTGTCACGTTTCCGCTTTATCAGTTCTGCAAAATCTTTTATGTCCATAATCATTAGTAATTCAAGAATAATTTATAACTTTGCAACCAAGGCTTCCAATATGCCTTTTATGCGTTATGAATATACCGGAACAAGTGAAGAATGAGGCCCGTGCGCTTATTGAGCAATACGGTGACACCTTCGAATACCTTGGTATTTATGAAGGTCAGGAAGCCTATGTATTCAAGTTCCCAGAAGATTCCTGTACCGGTTATCCTTTTGTTTACCTGTATGACGGTAAAGAAGCAACCGAAATAACCGGTCCGTTATCCCTTGACGTTATCGATTCATGTATCGAAAATATCGAGGAAGGAGACATCGAATAATTTATTGTCAATTCTCAGGACTCCTCTGCAGCTGTGGGAAGTTGCAGCTCCTATTTCACATAAATATTTCACATCTTTCCATTCCATCCCGGAACCGGCAGAATTGTCGCTTTGGGGTTCTATGTACCTTAGTTCGCCGTCTGCGAAACGTTGCAGGATTGTAGCATGTCCGCCCCCGCTTTTCCAACCGATACTCAATTCATACACGCCTTCTTCTTTGCATACTTCATTGAAATACTCCATGTATCTTTTAGGCGTCATTTTCAGGTATCCTTTGTGTGCAACCCAATTGTTTATACTTATATGCTGCACCGGAGTACCATCGATGTTTTTCCAGACTTCAAAAGCACGCCCATTACTCAGGTATTCAAGTTTTGACCCTGCAACATTGCCCTTGGCTGTAATATCCCATCCTCTTAACCGTAAAGCGTATGCCGGTGCGCAAGTCTGACAGTTGATGCTGTATGGAGTATCCCGTTTTTTATCGTAATCGCTGTTCTTCCGGTAACGGTTTCCCCTTTTATCACGATATATCCCGTTAGGATCAGGAATATACTCGTCCACGTGTTTGGGATTCGCATTCTGTTTATCCGCCTTATCCACATCCATAGGTTTCCCTTTTTTGATTTTAAGAGCCTTTTCTATTTCGAGGTTGTTCCGGGCAATGGCCATTTTTTCCTCCCTGGTAAGACTCTTCGGCATTTCCGCAATCATTTCATCAATGCGCGCCATAAGTTTATCCACCGCTTTTTTGGCACCCTCGTGGGCTTCCGTCTGATATGGGTGATTGTCGGAAAACAGTTTGCCGTCCGTTCCCGGATTGTTATCCAGTCCGGGGTGTGGCTTGTTCTTGTCGTCTTCGTCCGGAAGTGGTGTCGGTTCCTCATCGGTGGCTGTAAGGTCGCACTTGCAATTCCACCGGTCGCCCGGTCGGTGGATGTTCCAGAACGGATCGTCAATCGGTCGGATGGTATTCCAAAATGGGCGGTGGTCAGCCCCCGGATGAATGGAAGTAGATGGTAGCCATTTGAGATTGGGCAGAATATCGCGTTCGCGCAGGAACTGTTGCCAGTCAGCCGCCTGATGCGCCCGGATGATCGCCGTATCATACTCCGTCCGCAGCCAGTGACGAACCTGATGAGAAGCAATGGGCAAGACTTCCTGTACCCATTTGTCGAACGGTTTTAAAATGCCGTTTGAATCCAATAAAAGTCGTGCCATGTCATTCTGCATACGATGTACCTTGAATGCCGAGAATACGGCGTTGTTCCGGAGTATGGCATTTCTGAAATCCTCGTCCGGAGTAATGGCCTTGGATTTGCTGAACCCTTCCTTTGCCGCCTTGTTCATCTTTGCCCATATTTCATTGAACAGGTTGATTTCGATTTCGGTTACCGGATGAAAGTCCCTGCTGTATATGTTCAGCAAGGCACGCCGCAGCACCTCTTCGGAAAAGTCAAACTCCATGGAGATGCTGCCATTATCAGCCGCATACAGTCTGTCGACTACCAGTCTAAAGCTGCCCCGTCTGCCGGGGCTTTCACGAAAAAACCTTTGAGCCAGTTCCGGAAGTTTCTTTTCTGTTTCGGTGTCGGTTCATCATCCCGTCCCTTATTCGCTGGTTCCGGTTCCTTCTTTGGGGTTGGAACCAGGGCAGCCTGTGCAGCCTCCCTTTGCTCAGCCTTCAACTGCTCGTAGTTGGCCGGTTTGTCGATGCCGAATTCCTCATAGAGATAGTCGTCGTCGATGGGGATGTTGAAGTTCTTCTTCAGCTGCGTAAGGATGGATATTTTGGTGCCTGCATCTGTTTCCTTCGGTTCCGGGAAGCAGAATGTACCCCCTTCAGTATTGATGCCCATGTGCAGCAGAATGTCCGTCATGTCGTAATTTAACACATTGAGCACGTATTTCCGGTCAGCCTCCAGCACCTTGTCCTCCACCTTTTTATGCACCGTACCCAAAGCCTGTGTACCTTTTTCGGACGATTCGGTGGTCAGCGTATTGCCCAGTATCAGTTTGGATATTTCATTGTTGCACCGTTCGCAGAGGCGTTCATAGACATCGGCAGACCCCGTTTTGTTGCCGGCTTCCGTGAGCTTGAGTTCCGTGTCCTTGGCATGAAAGAACTGCGCCAGGCTTCCGGCATTCGCAGCATCCTCCATGGCCCGCTGACGGGACTCGTCGTCGTCGGAATCATAGATATATTCCTGGATAGGCATGCCGAATACCTCGGAGAACTGTGCCCAGTCGCCCGTGGTGTTACGCTTGTAGATGACCCACGGAGCTGCCTTGGCCAACAGCCCCAAATCGGACGGCGAACCCACAAAAAGCAGGTCGGTATATTCATCCCAGGAATGGCCGGTGATGTCTGTCTGATGCCGCAAGATGAGTTCCCTGACCGGATCCACATGCTTACGCGGTACCAGGTCGTAGTCCACCCATTCCTGCAGCTTGTAGAACTGGCAGAGCGAAAAGCCCCAGAACTTGGCATCGAGGATGTCACCCACCAGCCGGTTGAACCAGGGCGACTGTATCTGTTCGTTGATTTTATCGTCAGGCTTCCCGTCCACCCGGAATTCCATGTTGGAGCACAGCACGGCATTCTTTCGCTTTTCGAGCACACAGGAAAGGTGGGTATCCATCAGAATGTCCTCGTAGAGGTCATAGAGTTTGTAACGTCGCGAGAAATCGACATTCTCGGCTGCCTTGACGGCTGCCATGTAGTCGGAAATGTCCAGTCCGAAGCGTTTGGGCTGTGTGAGCACAATCACATTCGGTTTCTTCTGCCCCGGCAAGGCGAAATTCCCCCCTACGGTGATGATGCCGGCTTTGTTGTTTTTTCTGTTTTTCTTCTTCATACTGCTTGCTTTTTACCAGTGGTTCGTACGTTTGCGGTTGCTTTGAATGCGGAAATCCGATCTGCCTGCCCTTTCTTCCTCCGGCAGCAGCGGAGCCCCTTCGATAGATATATCCTCGTCGGCCACCGCCTTCATCCATTCCACTGCCCGTTCGTATCGGTCCTTGCGTACCTGGGAAAGTTTCTGCGGGTTGTGGATGCAGAAGATGTGATAGACTGCCATGTCGATGACCATCATCAGCACGAGCTGGTTCCGGTTCTCGCCGGTAGCTTCGAAGATTTTGTTGCAGTCGTAACGTTTGCTCAAGTAGCATCGCATTTCGGCAATGGCCCTGTCCTCGCAAACCTCAATGACCGTTTCGTCTTCGCGTACCAGTGCGTCGAGAATGTCGCGATGGATACTCGCATCGTAATCGGTGAGTTCTACAAATTTGCTCATAGTCCTATTTTTTTTAGAGTTGTCATAATCTTTTCTTGTTCCGTTTTCTCATATCCTTCCTTGAACGGAAAACGGGCGGTTCGATGCGCCTGATCAGTTCATCGATGATGCGGTTCGCCCCTTCGACCGCATCCGGTCCGTCGGCCGGGTAGCGCATGGTCAAGGTGAACAGCTTGAACTGGTCTTCCAGTTCCTTCATGTGCGGGTTGTCCCGTTCAGCCTCGTTGAGGATGAGGTTCCCTTCTCGGTTGAGCGGTTCAAGGTTGGCCTCGATACGTGTAGCCTTGTCCGTCTTCTTCTCCTCGTCACCCCGGATGAACAGTGCAATCTTCTGTTCCCGTCGCACCTTTGCCACCAGCGGTTTGAACACCTGCTGGAAGAAAGGGTCCTGCAGTTTGTTATTCTCCATGTAGCAATAGACATTGGTCTTTCCCCCGACAAAACCAAGAATCCGGACATACCAGTCAATGAACTCCGCATTGAGTGCCTGCGCCAGGAAAGTCTTGATGACATAGAGCCTGGTACCCAATTTGCCACAAAGCGAAACTGTCTTGAAGGATTTACCTTTCTTCCCCTTACTTTCACCCGGTGCCGGGTCGCCATACGCCACGAGAAACTTGAATTTAGAGAGAGGCGGTACCTTGCCGTATGAAATGTTCTCGAAGACCTCGCCCTCGGAAATGGGGTTGTTGTAATATTCACCCTGTGCCGCCTTTTTGGATATTTTGGACAGAGTGCGGTCGATGTCCTCCTCCGAGTTCTTTTCCGGCCATGTGGAAAATCCGTTTTTGTCGCGGATGTTCACGATGTCCCAGGAGTCGGCCATTTCGCCCGCCCTCACCACGCAGCAGTCCTTGGCAATGATGTTGCCGCAGAAGATGACCAGTGTAGGTTCGGAAATGGAACGTGTGGGGTACAGCGCATTTTCCCACCAGTCCCAGCGCTTCTGGATGATGTCCGGATTCTTGGTGTCCTCGTCCGTATCAAAGTCATCGACCAGCAGCACGTCGGGACGTATGGCCTCGTTTCGCGAACCACGCGGAGACTGCCCGGCACCCAGTGCGCGGAAAGAAACCTTCCCTTTGGTGGTGAATTCATCCTCGGTCCATGAGCCCGGCAGTTCCTGTTTGCCGTAGTATGCCATGATGCGCCCGTTGGCTTCGAGGTTGGCCCGGTACGGATCGAGCAGGCGCACCGCATTGTCCTTGCTGTTGGAGGTCAGAATCACATTCTTTTTGCGTCCGGTCAGCGTGAGATACATGACGATGAACATGGTGACGGTGGATTTGGCCAGCTCACGGCTCCAGGAAAGCACCTCAAACCATTCGTCGTGTGCAATAATCCGCCGGATAGCCTTTTTCTGGAAGCCGGCAAATTCATATTTGGCGTAATTCGGAAAAAAGAACCTGATCCATTCTATGGGATGTTTCTCCAGATATTCCCGGTGTTTTTCCCGTTCGGCTGCCGTCATGTTCCGGTCAACCGGTGTAGCCCTTGCGATGTCTTCTTTGTACTTCTCCCAATCGAGGAGAGCGAGTCTGTCAGTCTGTTTCATTGTCTATCCCTTTATAATTTGTCTTTAATGTAGGCATCGGCCAGTCGGGTGATTTCCTTTGCCTTTTCGAGGTCGGCCGCCCGTACCCAGTCGATGAGTCCGGTTAAAACACTGATGATGTCGGCAATGCCGACTTCCTGCTCCATGTTGCGTATGGCCGCCGACAGTTTCCCGAGAATGTCCGCCTCCTTGGATGAGGGGAAGCGTTCCCCTTCGGGCCGTTCGGCGATGGCCTTGTTTATTTCGGCCACCTGCCGGTAGAGGTTAGCCACCTGTTCCTGCCTTGTGAGCGTAAGCCCCACCTTCTGTTCCTCCCACTTCCCGGCCCGTACCCAGTTGGACACGGACACCCGTGACACGCCCACCCGGTCGGCGATTTCCTGCTGTGTGAGGTTTTCCTTTAGGTACAAAGTCTTTGCCCATTCCTTTTTCTGGGCATTCGTCAAATCTGCCATAAATCGTTCTTTTAAGTTGTAAATCACGTTACAAAATTGCATTAAAAAGCGGTGTTTGTAAAAGGCTGTACGCATGATGACGGGCTGCAGCGTTATGATAACGCCAGAAAATGTTATGATGCGGACGCGGTTTCCTGGTGCCATGGGAATGTTCTATTTTCGCATCATCGAAAGGCGGGGAAGACCGCAGGAAAGTGTATGACGATGAGCAGATTTTTCAATATTACAACGAGTGACGACGGCACCAGTACGATATTCCTGTATGGGGACATCGGAGACTATACGGAGGTGCAAAGCGGGCGCATTGCCCAGGAACTGATGGAAGCCGAACGCGTGAGCCGACGCATCCATGTACGTATCAACAGCAACGGCGGGGAAGTGTACAGCGGCATTGCGATATTCAACGCCCTGCGCCATAGCCAGGCCGACATCCGGATTTATGTGGATGGCATCGCTGCCAGCATGGCCAGCGTGATAGCTCTTTGCGGCAAACCTGTAGAGATGAGCAAATATGCCCGTCTGATGCTGCACAGTGTGAGCGGCGGGTGCTATGGCAACAAGCAGGACCTGCAGCGCTGCATGGAAGAGATAGAAAGCCTGGAAGGCAGCTTGAGTGAAATCTATGCCGAGCGGCTGGGCATGAGCCAGGAAGAAGTAAGACAGACCTATTTTGACGGTGAAGACCATTGGCTGACTGCCCAGGAAGCTCTGGACCTCGGTTTCATTGACGGCATATATGATGCAGACCCCGTGCCGGCCGACAGTACGCCGGCACAGATATATACTTTATTTAATAACCGGCTCATTGAGCCACAAAACAACAGAGAAGACATGAATCTGGAAGACGTAAAGAAACGCCCGCGCTTCAAGGACTGCGCGAGTGATGCGGATGTGTTCCGCCTGATGGACCAACTGGAGGAAGAGGCCGGAAAGGTACCTATCCTTACGAAAGAGAACATCGACCTGAAGGCCAAGGTGAAGACCTACGAAGACAAGGTTGCAGCCGAAGACCTTGCCGCCCGCAAGCAGCTGCTTGACGCAGCCGAGCAGGACGGCCGCATCGATGCGACCACCCGCCCCATCTACGAAAACCTTTTGGCCAATGACCGCGAGAACGGCGAAAAGGCCCTGGCCCAACTGCCGGTGAAGCGCCGTGTGATGGAAGACCTGCACCTGGAACTGAACGGAGATGAAAGTCCCTGGGCCAAGCGCATGCGAGAAATTAAGGACAAACGTAAAAAGTGATTGAACTATGGCAATAATTGTAAGAAACACGAATTACAGCGGCGAGGTACTGGAAAAGTTGCTGACGCTTGCCGCAACGAGCAACGAGATTGTGGAAAAGGGACTGATTATGGTGATTCCCGGTGTGGAGAAGAAAATCAGCCTGCCGCGCCTGAAGTCCGGCAAGATGCTCCAGAAGCGCAAGGAGAACCCCGGCGTGGAGGATTCGAAGGGCAACTTCAACTACGACGAAAAGAGCCTTGACCCGGTGGACTTCATGGCCTTTACGGTGTTTAACCCCCGCACGTTCGAGAACATCTGGCGCAAATGGCAGCCGAAGGGCAACCTGGTATTCTCGGAGCTTCCGCCCGAAGCGCAGAACGCCCTGCTTGCCGAGCTGGCCAAGCGGGTACAGTTTGAACTGGGTGACCACTATGTGAACGGCGAATATGGGGATGATGACGACCATCTGTTTAACGGCATCCTGACCCAGATGGCCAAGGATACTGAGGTGATTGTGGTGGACAGCGAAGAATCGACCATGCTGGGCAGACTGAAAGCCATGCGTGCGAAGATTCCCGTGGCCATCCGCAACAACCCGGACCTCCGCATCCTGATGAGTGTGAACGACTTTGACAAGTATGACGACGAGCTGACCCAGCGCGAGGCCAAGAACACGAGCGAAACCGATGTGAATGCCCGCCGCTACAAGGGCATTACCATTGAGACGCTTGCTGCCTGGCCCGATGATCTGATTGTGTGCACCCTCTGTTCGCCCGATGCCGGCGGCAACCTGTTTGCGGCTGTGAACCTGCAGGACGATGAAGACGTGATTCAGATTGACAAGATTTCGAATGCCAGTGAACTGTACTTCTTCAAGATGCTGATGAAGGCCGACACGAACATTGCCTTCGGTGAAGAGGTGGTGGTGCTGGACAAGCGCAGCAACCCCGTGTTCAAGGCGAGCGAGAAGAAGATTTCAGTTGACCCTGCCAGTGTGACCCTTGAAGCTACGGGTGGCAGTGAGGAAGTGACTGTGACCGCCAGCGGTGAATATGAGATTGGCAGTGCCCCTGCCGGCTTCAAGGTGGAAGCGACGGATAACGGTGTAAAGATTTCGGCCGGTGCAAACAGTGGCAGTCAGAAAACCGGTACGCTGACCCTTACGCTCAATGCCGACCGCAGCAAGACGGCCAAGATTACCATTACCCAAAACCAGAAAGGATAAGATGATATGGCAAAGTTGAAGTATCTGGTAATTCATTGTACGGCAACCCCGGAGGGGCGTGAGGTATCATCGGCGGACATCCGGAAGTGGCACACTTCGCCCGTGAACCAGGGCGGTCGAGGCTGGAAACAGGTGGGCTATACCGACCTGTTCCATCTGCAAGGCGGAGTGGAACGCTTGGTGAACAACAACGAGGATGCGCAGGTGGATCCGTGGGAAGTGACCAACGGGGCCAAGGGGTACAACAGCGTGAGCCGCCACATTGTGTATGCCGGCGGTGTGGCCAAGGATGGCAAGACCCCGAAAGATACCCGCACCGGCTGCCAGAAAAAGGCACTGGAGAAGTATGTGAAGGACTTCCACCGCAGATTCCCAGATGTGCGCATTGTGGGACACAACGAGCTGGCGGCCAAGGCCTGCCCCAGCTTTGATGTACAGAAATGGCTGAAAGAAATAGGTATTAACCAATAATAAAAGAAACAATCAATGAAACGAATTATGTTGTTTATGATGCTGATGCTCGGTGTGGTATCGGCTGTGATGGCCCAAGGGACCGATGTCCCGGCAACGGACTATGACGCAATGATTGGCACCTTTGCCGGTTTTGCAGCCGGTGTGGTGGTGCTTACCGAAGGTTTGAAGGGCTTGTTCCCTAATATGAAAGGCTGGGTGACGCAGCTGGTAAGCTGGTGTGTGGGCCTGGTATGCGTGATGCTGCTGTGGTGGCTTGATGCGGGGTTTGTGAGTGATGTGAGCTGGGACATTGCCTTGCTGTATGGCTTTGGTGCCTCGCTTGTGGCCAACGGCGTGGCTGACACGGGACTGGTGCAGTGGGTTATCGGGTTATTCCGCAAGAAACGCAAGGAAGTAGAATAAAAGGTTGACCGACTAAAAAAACGGGTGGTATGGACTTTAGTGAGATTATGAACATCATTCTTAGCGGCGGCCTTGTGGGCACTGCAGCAGCCATCGGGTCATTGCGTGCCACGGTGAGAAAAGCGAAAGCGGAAGCGATGAAGGCCGAAGCCGACGCGGAGGGTGTGCGTGTGGACAACGCGGAACATGCCACCCGCGTTTTGGTAAGCAACATTGTGGTACCCTTAAAAGAAGAACTGAATGCAACAAGAAAAGACCTGCAGGCCAACAAACGTGAGATGGCGCGACTGCGCAAGGCGATTGACACTGCCAACAGTTGCCGCCATCATGATGACTGTCCTGTGCTTGGCGGGCTGCGCAAGCAGCAGGAAGAGCACGACGGTGGAGAAGACACAGACGGAATCGGCAAGCGCCGACAGTGCGAACAGAAGCCGACGGGCGGGACTGGTGATGGCGGGGATACAGGCGAGTGCGGTGAAGCTGACGATACCGGCGGACAGCCTCCGTAAGCTTCCTGACGGCGCGGTGTATCGCGGGAAGAGCGGTCAGGCCAACCTGACTGTAAGAAATGACGGTAGCGGTAACATTGTGGCCGAAGCCTCGTGTGACAGTCTGCAACAGTTGGTGCTGTGGTATGAAGAAGAGCTGACACGCATCCGAAACGAGACCAATAGTGAAACTTCGAATGACGTTCAAATGGAAGAAAAACGTCCTCCGAACCGGATGCGGACGTTTATCACAGGTGTATTGGCCGGCTTGTTGGCCGGTGTGTTATTAACCATCAAACTTTATAAACGATGAACAAGAATTTTATGTACGGTATCGGTGCCGTGAAATACAATGACTTCGTGATAGGCTATATTGAAAAAGGCTCGTTTGACCTGAACGGGCAGAAGCCCGAAGCCGCAAAGATTGAGGCGGAACAGGCACCGGGTGCCCCCGTGCTGATCATTCCGCAGAGCAACGGCAGCATCGCCCCCACATTCAACGTAATCCAGACGGACTACAAGAACCTGCATGCCATGCTGGGCGGCACGCTGCACTATGCGAAAGAAGACAACGAGAAGAAGAACCCAATAGGCTGGACCGCCCCACAAGCCGCCCTGCTGATGCAAGGTCCTTTTGAACTGGAACTGGTGAGCGGACGGAGCATCCTGATACCGAACGGCACGCTGCTGAGCAACCTGGGCGGTAAGCTGACGCTTACGGAAACGGCCAAGATAGAATGTACGTTGGAGGTGGCTATGCCGGAGGACGGTTCGCAGCCCTACGGCGTGTTTGACTCGGAAACCCTGCCCGAAGAATGGGGAGAGCACAAGCTGCCTGCAGCGGGAGCAGCGGCTGCTGCCTCGGTTCAAAGTGAGGAGGCCACAAGCAAGGAGGGATAGTGTATGGCTGACCGGCTGGAACAACTGATAGAAATGGAGTGTGCGGATGCGCTGCTGGACAGCGGCGTGTCCGTTCCTCTTAAAAGGTGGAAGCTCCCATGGCTGAAACGTCCGCTGGAGGTGCGTGTGACGATGAAGCGCCCGCGACTGCGCGGGCAGATCCTGCTGGCGAGGGAATACCTGAAGATGGGTGTAGAACCCGGGTGGCAGCCGAAGGACAAGACCGAGGAACTAAGCTTTGTAGCGGAACATGGCAAGGCTGTGAGCCGTCTGCTGGCCTATACGGTGTGCCGGGGCTATGTGTCGCGACATGTGGGTATCGGTGTGACGGCCTGGGTGCTTCGGAACTTTGTGGAGTGGAAGTATCTGATGTCGCTGTTCCGAACGTTTGAGCGGCTGATGGGCACGAAGGATTTTATGCGTATTATCAGCTCGGCGGCGCGGGCGAACCCGATGACTCCGAGACTGAGCCAGGCAAGGATGGGGAGTTAAGAACCCGGTATGAGGGTTCCCATAGCCCTTTCGGTTTCGTGTGGCAGATAGCGAGTGCAACGGGCTGGAGTGTGGACTACATTCTGGACGGTGTGAACTGGCAGACGCTGATACTGATGCTGAGCGACGCGCCGCGGTATGTGCGGAAAAAACAAGGCGGCAGAAACGGTGTTCCCAGCCCGGAGCGCAGCGCCGAGGATGAAGCGAACGATATAGTAGGATTTTTTCAAAGCAAACTGGAATGAGCAAACCTGTAGAAGTTGAATTTTTGATGAAGGACAAACTCACGCCCGGCATGAACAAGGCCGAGCGTGAGGCGCTGGAACTGCGTAATACCGTCAGGCTGCTGGAGGCTGAACTGGAAAGGCTGCGCCTTGCCGGGGAGACGGCTGCACCCAATCTGGACCAGAGTGCCAATATCGCGCAGATCCATGCACTGGAGAAGCAGCTTGAGGAATTGCGCGGCAAACTGAAACTGCTGCAGGAGGAATCGGAATCCGTGCAGGTCACCCCTGCAGACATGCCCAATGCACAGCGCCAGTTCAACGGGCTTCACAACAGCATCCAGCAGATGGCACGTGAAATGCCTTCTTTGGCCATGGGACCGCAGATGTTCTTTCTGGCCATATCCAACAACCTGCCGATTTTTACGGACGAACTGGCCCGTGCCCGTAAGGAATATGATGAGCTGCAGAAGTCAGGCAAGAAAGGCACACCGGTATGGAAACAGGTCCTGTCCTCGCTCTTTTCCTGGCAGACGGCCATTACCACCGGCATCATGCTGCTGGTAATGTACGGTGATGAAATTTGGGATTGGACGAAAAACCTGTTCAGTGCCAAAAAAGGCGTGGATGAATTCAACATATCACTCAAGGAAATGACCGAGATAGAGAAGGACGGCCGTGCCCAGATGGTGCGTACCCGCTTCGAACTGAAATCGGTCATCGACGAGATAAAGAACTTCACCGGCAGCAAGGAACAGGAAAAGGCGAAGGTAGAGGAACTGAATCGCAAGTACGGGGAATCTTTCGGGTATTATAAAACACTTTCCGAATGGTATGATACCCTTATCCAAAAGAGCGAGGACTATGTACAGGTTCTGCTGCACCAGGCCAATGTCCAGAACCTTGTAAAAAAAGCTGCAGAAGCCGATGAAGAGGTGAATAAAATCAAGGCGCAGAAACCGGAAGAGGCGGAAAGCGCCATGGGCTTTTTCGGGAAATGGGGACAATATATCATGCAGTCAAGCATGGCAGAATCCGGGCAGTTCTATGACGCACAGGCTGCCATTAAGAAACATGATCAGGAAGCTTATGACATACTGTTGAAAAATGCCGAAAACAAACGCGACGGTTATCTGAAAAAAGCGGAGGAAGAGGTAAAGAAAGCCGCAGAAGCAGCCAAGAAAGGAAATATCGGCGGGCATATCGACCCCAAACAGCCCGGAAAGAATCCGGAAGCGGAAGCCAAGCAACGGCTTGCCACAGAGCGCAGGCTGGCGCAGGAACTTGCCGCCCTACAGGCCGAGAACCGGAAGGAAGAGATAGACCGCATGCAAGCCGGTACCGAAAAGAAACTGGCACAAATCGAATATGACTATAACGCGAGAAAAGAAGAAATTAACCGGCAGGAAGCATCCTGGAAGCGTGAGAACAAGGAAGCCGGTCTTTCCACCGGAGATAACGGACTTACCCGGGAGCAACAGGATGAACTTGAAAAAGCCCGTGCCTCAAACACCGCGTCCCGGAAAAAAGCGGAGGCGGACGTGTACAGGGAAGAGGCGGAAGCCATGCGTGACTATCTGAAGGAATACGGGACCTTCCAGCAGCAGAAACTGGCCATCGCTGAAGAATATGCCGAGAAAATCCGCAAGGCACAGTCCCAGGGCGAAAGGCTGACTTTGGAGAAGCAGCGTGATGCGGCTGTGCACAAAGTGGACATGGAAGCCCTTACCCAGAAGATAGACTGGGGAGCAGCGTTCGGGGATTTGACCGGTCTGCTTGCAGACCAGATGAAGAACCTGCTTGGCGAGCTTAAACAGTATGTCAAGACGGATGAGTTCAAAAAAACGGGAGCCGCAGACCAGCAGGTCGTTTACGATGCCATCGAACGGATTCAAAGCATGCTCCCCGGTGGCAACGGGACATTGGATTTTGCCCGGCTGCAAACGCAGATGCACGCTTTGGGGGATGCCGTAACACGCGTGCAAAATGCGGAACTGCAGCAGGAAGCGGCATTCACCCGGTTAAAAGCGGCGCAGACCGATTACAACAAGGCTCTTGAAAGCGGTAACCAGGCAGAAATAGAACGTACCAAAATCGCTCTTCAAACGGCCCAATCGTCCAGCGTTTCAGCTGACGAAGAATACCTGAACGCCACCTCTGAAATGAAGGCGCTTGCCGGGGAGGTGAAAAGTGCCTCCCAGGACACGGTTGACGGGTTGAACATGGTATCCGACGGGTTGCACGGCTTTGCGAGCGGAACCTTGCAGGGATCATTTGAAGGAATCCAGAACATGCTTACCGGTCTTTCAAAACTGAATATCGGAGGCAAGGTCGGTGATGCCATCAGTCAGATGTCCGAGACCCTGTCAAGTGCCGGAGTCATCGGGCAGATCATATCGGCTATTCTCTCCATACTGGATTTGCTGAAAGACGGTATTGGCCCGATTATTTCATCATTGATAGACACCATTTTCAATGCGATAACCGGAATACTCGACAATATCCTCAGCGGAGACCTGTTCAAACAGATAGGCGGTTCCCTTGTGAAAGGTATCGGAGGACTGCTGAACACGGTGTCTTTCGGAGGTTTCAACAAACTGTTCGGCATCGGCGGGAACGCCAGGGAAGTGCAGGCGGCTATAGACCGTCTTACAGACCGGAACGAGAAACTGCAGACTTCCATCGAAGACCTGACCGATACCATCAAGGCAAGCAAGGGGACAAAATCGGTGGAAGCTTACCGGGATGCTTACAAATACCAGAAAGAAACGAATGCAAACTATCTGCAGATAGCGAAGGAACAGGCACGCTACAGCGGAAGTCACCACAGCTGGAACTACTACTGGGGCGGCTTCAGCCAGGCACAGATAGACAAACTGAGCGGACAGATTGGCCGCCAGTGGGACGGGAACCTGTGGAGCCTGAGTCCGGAGGAGATGAAGGCGCTGCGCAGCAACGTGGACATGTGGACGCAGATACAGAATACCGGTAAGGGCGGCTATGGCGGGCGACTGACCGAGAAGCTGGATGACTACATAGACCAGGCCGGCAAGCTGGAGGAACTGACCGACCAGCTGTATGAAGGGCTGACGGGCATTTCATTCGACGGTATGTACAGCAGCTTCATCGACAACCTGATGAACATGAAGTATGGCGCGAAGGATGCGGCAGAGGATATATCCGAGTACTTCATGCGGGCGATGCTGAGCAACAAGATCGGTGAACTGTACAGCGACAAACTGAAAGGCTGGTGGGAGAAGTTCGGCAAGGCGATGGAGGACAACGAACTGACCGAGGCGGAACGGAACGCGCTGACCGAAGAGTACATGCAGTATGTGGACGAAGCCCTTGCCCTGCGTGACAACCTGGCGGCAGCCACGGGCTACGACAAGACCGAAGCCGGCGGCACCAGCCAGAGTGCGAAAGCGGGCGGCTTTACGGCCATGACGCAGGACCAGGGTACGAAGCTGGAGGGCATGTTTACCAGCGGGCTGCAGCACTGGAGCAGCATGGATGACCGGCTGGAAAGTGTGGCGGAGAAGATGGACACGGCCGAAGGCCACCTGGCCCGGATAGCCGAGAACACCGGTGTGAGCGCCGGACACCTGGGCGAACTGAAGGAAGTGATAAAGAAAATGATACGTGACGGACTAAAAGTGAAGTGATATGGGCAATATACTGAGCGGACTGGTGCTGGTGAACGGCACGGACATCTGGACGGAATACGGCGTGTTCCTGGTGGAAGACCGACGCGGGGGCATGGAGAACCTGACGGCCATCCTGACCCCGAGCAAGGCCAAGAAGGATACGGCTGTGGACATACGGGAAGAGCACGGGGAAAAATACAGCCCCGTGCTGACCCCACGGAATGAAGCGCGTGACGTGACGCTGCATTTTGCGCTTTACAACAAGACCCAGGCAGGCTGGATGAAGCAGTACTTTGCCTTTGTGAATTTCCTGAAGCAAGGGAAGGACGGCTGGCTGGAGATCCGTTTCCCCCAGCTGGATCTGCAGCTGCGGGTGAAGTATGCCGACTGTACGAAGTTCACCCCGCTGACCTATCTGTGGACGGAAGGTGTGCATGCCGGAAAGTTCCGGGTAAAGTTCCGGGAACCGAAACCGATTATATAACCATTCAAACGCTATTAGAATATGCTTCTAACGATATATGATAAAGCCGGAACCAAGCGTGCGGATGTGGCCGTGAACGACAGCTCGACGCAAAGCAAGGAAGTGCAGGGAGACAATGTGCTTTCCCTGTCGTTCAGCTATTATGCCTTCCTGCCCCTGGATGTGAACGACTACACGGACTATCTGGGCGAACGGTACTGGCTGACAGAACGCTACACGCCGAAGCAGGTGAGCGATGGTGAATGGGAGTATAACCTGAAGCTGTACGGTATCGAGAGCCTGATCAAGCGGTTCCTGGTGCTGGAGACGACGGACGGGGACACCAACCCCCTGTTTACCCTGACGGCCACGCCCCGCGAGCATGTGGCGATGGTGGTGAAGGCTATCAATAACGGCATGGGCCACATTACTGACTGGAAGACGGGTACGGTGGAAGGTACGGAGCTGATCACGATAGACTACGAGGGGATGTACTGCGACGAAGCGCTGAAAGCCATCGCGGAAAAGGCAGGCGGCAAGGTGGAATGGTGGGTTGAGGGGCAGACTGTGAACGTGTGCCGCTGCGAACACGGGGAAGAAATCACCCTTGGCTATGGCAAGGGGCTGACCTCCCTGGAAAGAGATACGAGCAACACGGCCAAATT